AGCATACACTGTAGAAACTTGTGACCCATGTAAAAATCCAATATCCTTAGCAAGATGCAAACATCTTACAAAGGCTTGTATATAAAACCATGGTTCATCAAGAACACTGTGTAAGATGCATAAGCATCTCGCCTAGGTATGGAACAAAGCATTCCATGCCCCTCCTCGGCCACCGAGGAGTATCCTGTCTCATTATCTAGAGACTCTTACGGTTACTTTAGAGTCGTAACATGACTATATGTAAAATTATGAAGTTGTAGGTATAGATGATCCGACCCAAAGATATCTATAGCGGCGGGGGGTCTGAGTATGAATAGAGAACAGGAGCTCCTACAAACATACCCAACTGAAAATCTTCAGCAATACTCACAAAAGTATCAATCCTAATATCAGAACCATCAGTGCCATCCGTAACATCCACACTAAGTTGATGCGAAAGCTCGGTAGCATTATAAAGCTCCTTGAGCCTTCCTGGACTGAAACGTTGACCATGTGTATAATACACTGTTTCATATTCCAAACATGGATTTACTGGAACAGGCGTTACATGGGTACCTGAAATTCCTGGACGACTAGATTGTTGAATATTTCTACGTCTAGCGCCAATAATTGCGTCATCAACTGAATACCACGCTGGACTATTACCAGTACCACCAGGATCATTACGGGTGACCCACATAGATCCCCTAGGCGTATTAAGTGCATTGTAGATAGCTTTCCATCTAATAGCCCCACGTCTACACGCATATGCAGGTGTTAAATAATTAAGCAACAACATTGAACAAAAATTATAACCTGATACGCCAGAGATGGAAGTAGTAGCGTTATCCTGCCCTCCAACTTCCCAACCACGACTAAAAGGAAAATCTGTAATGTTATATGCAACAATACGCTTCCCCGTTCCAATAATATCTGGGAAATAAGAATTGTGATACTGATATCGTCTCAACACCTCGCGAAAAGATTTGACCCTCTCACCTTGGTACACTAAGTATTCATTCTGCTCCTTAATGTAGTCATTTGCACCAAAGGTTTGAA